AAGAGGATGATACTTCACATTCTCTATGATTGAAAGTTGTCGCAATGCCACCATTTTGGCTGACCATACGCTTGGGTCATAGTAGCGTTCTTGTTCCATCAGCCTACCTAAAGCTCTATAGGTTGAATAGACCCCTACACATACATTGTTCACTCGATAGTCTTTGTGATGCCATCTTCTAAGGTATATGCAGTCCTGTGTACTCACATACTGCTTGCTCTCATTCATCTCTAACCCATGAGCAGTATATGAACGTATTACATCCTCAACTGTAATCCCGGGATAAGTGAGTACGCCATCATCACCGAGACATTGAGAATAGGTGTTTAATCTGGAGGAGTTATTGAGTGCAGCCTCATATTGGAGAGCTCTGTGAACCAGGGTTTCATCTGCATTGGTACCTCCACTACCACTTCCCATACCGTGTTTACCATAACGGATTTTACCAAAATCGTATGCGAGAGGAATCTCATACTTAATGGGGAATACACTTTCCAACCAAGAATCGCTATCACAATCAGGAGTCAACAAGCCTTTCAGGATTGTATAGGCTGCGTCCTGCAAAGATTGGTTGAAGTGTTGATCAAACTTCGAGAAGTCCGTACACACAATAGGATCTTCTTTATCATACCTGGAATCGAACATTGCTGTAATGCGTCGATCCACAAGTCCCATGTCCACCCACGCAGGGACAAGATTGTGGCTCTGACATGCCTCAATCAGGGGTTGGTAAACTTGAAGTTCATTGATATTAACAGCAAAGGGGAACATCCAAACCACTCTCTGTTTAACATCAGCGCGCTTAGGTCCGCCTTCCTGGCCTCGCCATCCTAAAACAGCACAAGCTTTCCACATATCGCCGGAATCATTCATCATAATTCCTAAATGACTTAAGCTGTCCTTACGCATATCCAAGACTTGAACTGTGGAGGAATCCTGCTGTTCTGTAAAGCAGTACTGAGTTTTCTTAAGCACGGATCTGCGTTTAGTGAAGTAAGGTGAGCCAGAATTGGTCGACTTTTTCATGAGATCTATGACCCTTTGTTGATCTCTAACTCTAAGCCCTTTTACGCGCTTAAACTCAGACAGAACTGCTTTAAGCGCTGTGTCAGATACGGGTTGAGATGGCAATTTAATGTCATCATAGTAATGATCAATGTCACCAAGCCTCTTCGCCAATGGAAGCATTATAGACATTGGTCCGACCTTTGCCCGCATGTCGTTTTCG